TTATACCACTCAATTGCATTTTTGATTTGATATGTTCTTCCAGATATATTACGGATAATTTCTTCTAAAAATTTAAGCATGATATCATAGTATTTAATCTTCATATCAACTTTATTCATCTTATCATCTGCCTCAAGATGCCTCTGTATTGCATCTTTTTCACGAACCTTATATGGAAATGGTTCTTCTGCATATACTTCTGCTGGTGCTTTTCCAGTGTAATAATTATATCTTTCTAGTCTAACTTTACTATATTGCTCTCTTGCTCTTTCCCTTAACAAAGTAATTGTATTATAGAGAGTATAATACTTTGAGTGAAGTTGAGGTATTTTGAGTGATTCATCATGTAAATTATCAGGATCGATATGAGAGTCTTTTTCCCACATCTCCTGAATTTGTTCAAGATTCATGTAATGCTACTTTTTAAATCGTATATTGTATACTTGAATGTTGCTTCTGCTGTAAAATATTGTACATCAGTATTAGTTGCATCAAAATCTAAAGATGTTATTGATATTGGGAACAAATCAGAAAATTTAACTTTTGCTACTTCTCGATAATTACTGTTTAATATTCTAAGAGTACCATCACAAAATGCTTCTTTTGTATCTCTTTGTCCATCAGAGTTAGTAGTTACTTCTTTATATTGTTTTGCAGACTCTGGGAAACCTAATCCTTTTAACCAGTCATAAACTGCAAGATAATTTTCCATATTTTCATCAACTAAAAAACGAAGAGTAAAATCTCCAAAAGTTAGTCTTTCGCCAGGTACAGCAAGATTCTTTAAGTATGATGACTGTTGTGCAAGTTCAAGATTCAACTCTGGTATTCTAGCAGAATTTGAGAAAAAGTCAACCTTCGGAAACTTTGCCAGATTAAATTTGAACGCTACCCCTGATAAAAAATTCCTATTTTGTATTTGTTTTCCGAATGCCGAATTAGTCATTATATTATTTTTTAACTATTTATTCTCTTTGAGTAAAATCAATTCCCTCTAAATGATCATACTCGTGCTGAAAAACTCTTGACGGAAAACCCTCAAGTTTAATTTTATGTTCTTTACCCTCTTCATCTTCATACATTACATCAATTTTATCTGGTCTCTGAATATTGATAAATTTATCTGGGTAAGATAAACACCCTTCTTCACACCAATTAAAATCACCAGAACTATCAAGTATCACTGGATTAAAACATACAATTACTTCATTATGCTCTATGTCTCTTATCATAGCGAATGCTCTTACATCCATACCTATTTGATTTGCAGAAAGACCGACCCCCTCGTAATGGATCATATTCTCAATTAATGTCTTTGCTATAAAATGACGATCAACATTAACACCACAAGGTTTAATCTCGTGATGTAAAATATTAGCATCAGATTTAACTAGATCTCTTATCATTTTTTCTTGGGTTATTTAAGAACCAAGAGGGACCTTCCATACTGACATTTATATAAACAGTTTTTGCATAATGTAATCCACGATAACACATAAAAGCAAAAACTTCATCAATGTCATGCTTATCTTCGTCCCACTCTGGTGCTTGTCCCCTACCTAATAGGTGTAACATGACCATATTTTATGTTTACAAATATTTATATATCAGCAAACGCAAACAAAAAAAGAGACCCCCGAAGGAGTCTCTGGATATCTCGAACGAGATATTTATTACATAAGGTTAGAAACCTTAACTCTTCTGTAGTAACGGTTTGAGTTACGTGTAAGTACACCAGAACCTTGTGTAAGTCCTTGTGAGAATGGGTTCTCAACCATACCATATCTGGTTTTGAATCCAATTTTTGGTTGGAATGAATCCTGACCAACCGCACGAACCATCTGTAGAGGAACGTATGGGCAGTAGAATAATCCTGCGTCATAAGGAGATGAACCCTTGTAACCCATAACATAGTACTGATTAGCACTTACGTTAGCAGCGAATGGGTCAATGTACACTCTATACTTACCTTGTAATACACCAGCAAATGTATTGCCTGTGTCGTCTACGTTAAGGTTAGCATTCAATGCAGGTGTGTAATCAAGTACACCAGCCATTGTTAGTGCAGAAGCAACGTCAGCAGAACATAGGATCATGTTACCCTTTCCACGACGAGTTCTTTGTGCGATAGCGTTAGCATCTCTTTCGATTTGGAAGATCAAACCTTTGAACTTCTCAACTGACCATCTTCCGTTTGAATCGGTGTCTAGGTCAAATGCACCTGCTGTTGCAACGTTTGTCTGTGCACCAGACTCAGCAACCTTATAGATTGTTCTGATAACTTCTCTGTTGATCTCAGCAAGTATCTCTGTTGAAAGGATATTTGCTAACTCAGCCTCAGCGTTCAATCCGTGAATCGCCTTAAGGTCTTGAGCAAGTTCTAAACTGTACTCTGCCTTTAGTGCTCTGGATTTCGCAGTCACTGTGACTTTCTCGATTGAGAATGCCATCTCGTTGAAGTGATCTCCAGCTGTGTTACCTAGTGCTTCAGCGTCAGCTGTACCCATACCCTGACCAACGTTGTAGTCGGTAGCGTTTGATTGAGCAGCAGTTGAGTTAAGAAGTCCTGGATTTGAACCTTGCTGTGCAGTTGTACCTAAACCAACGTTAGATGCACCTGTAGCAGTGAAGCCAGATGTAACATCAAATCCATCATCCTGACCAGAGAATGCTGAATCTGCTTCGTTGAATAGTGCTTCAGTTCCACTCTGATTAGTGAATCTGGATCTCATTGCGAAGATAAGTCCAGTTGGACCATTCATTGGTTGTACACCAGCTAAATCGTATGCCACCAAGTTAGGCATTGAACGACGAATTAGACTGATTAATACTGGGTCGAAACCTGCAACAGGACCTGCAGGTGTTGAACCACCACTAAAACCAGCAGTTCCTGCTGAGTTTGTTGGTTGTTCTGAAAGGAATGATGCTTCCTCTCTTAATTCTTTTTCTTGGTTTTCTAACAGGATAGCGGTTGTAGCTCTTCTATGAGCGTCTTTGATTGGATCAACTCCATCATAGTCGAGGATAGGTGCCCACTTTTCCTGCAAATGTTCTGTGTTATACATTTGCATTTTGAAATTTACCTCTTACGGTTTATTGTTTGAATAAATGTTAAATTCACTTTTTGGCAGCTCTGGATAAGATATCGAGATAGGCTTGCATTCTAGGAGTAGTCTCTTCTGAGATTACTTCATCTGTTGAAACCTCTTCTGATAAATTCTCAGAGGTGCTCTTTGGAGCACTAGTTTTACTTGGGAAATAAGATTCCTTCAGTGTTTCTAGTTTCTCACGATAGTCTGTATCACTTTCAAACTCAACATTTTCGGCAAGAGTAGCGAGTTTTTCCTTCTGAGTGTCTGCTAGACCTTCAGCTACAGCAGCGAAAACGCCATCTGCAGTGGATTCTGCCAATCTACGATTTAGAGCAACGTTACGATCTATTTGCTCATTGAGTTTTGATTCCATTTCATCAAGTTTATCTACCATGCTATTAAGTACATCGTATTTTTCTTCAGGGATTGTTACATAATGTTCTTCAAATAGTGACTTCATACCTTCTAAGAAGGATTCAGTCATTTCTGTTTTGAGTCCAGCTTCCACTTGGATTTGGTTCTCTTGTATCCACTCGTCAGCAACATACTCAAGATATGAATCAACTCTTTCAGTTAATCCTGCCTTGATTTTGTCTAACTCTTCAACGAGTGCAGTTGCATAAGACTCTTGTAATTCTTCTTTGATTTCTGCAACTTTAGTTTTGATTGCAGTTTCAAAAATTGTCTTTGCTTTGTTTTGGAACTCTTCGGAAAGTTCTTCACCTTGAAGAAGTGCTGCGACATCTGCTTCGACATCGTATTTTTCTTCTTCTTCAGCGACTGTTTCTTCCTCTGAAGTTTCTTCCTCTGCAACAACTTCTGTAGATTCCTCTTCAGATGCTGTTTCTTCTTCAGCGACTACTTCATCTGTAGTTGCTTCCTCTTCCTCGATAACTTCCTCCTCTGTTTCTGCCTCTTCTGCTTTCATAGCTTTGGCATTAACAACATCCTTGACTTGTGCAAGGGTTGCTGAAGGATCTTTCAGCTTCGCTGAG